CAATTTCTTTAAGAAAATCCATCAGCATACCATCCCGTATTCTTCACGTAAGATTTTTTTGTAAGGAAGTCCTTGTTCACGAAGTTCCTTAACGAGTTTAAGTTTATGATAAAGAGCAGCGTCTCCACCAAATCCAAGAGCACTGACAATTTTTTTCAGTTCTTCATCATTAATAGGTAGATCCATTCACTCCTCCAAATTTTTTGATTCTGTGCATATCACCCAATTATACTTCTTTTTGAGCTCATTTGCAAACCAATAAGCAGAAGAAGGTGATTCAAATAATTTTCGGTTTTTAACTGGAGATAACTCTCCAGGTTCAGCCCAAACCACTACATATTTACTCATGAGAAAAAACTATCTAAACTAACAGATTTTTCAACAGACCATCCAATAGAATCAAGGATAATCTTCATTGGTTCTACAAATGACTTATTAAACTGAGTATCATAATCAATATACTTGTCCAGCTCAAGTTCTCTAGGAAAATCTTGAATAAATGCCATCACATTTTCTTGAATGGGATTAGGGATTTTCAAGTACAAGAATTTGATCTTTTCTCCACTTTGAATTGCTGGATACTTCTTATCCAATCCAGCTTTCTTTGTATAATGATTATAGAGAATTGCACCCCTAACATGGAAAGGAACTCCCTTATTATACATCGTACTTTTAGAAACCCATTTATTGATCTCGGACACACTACGGGGAAATGCAATCTCTTCTGGTTTCAGTGATTTAAACTCTTTGCGAGCATTCTCAATGAAATCAATCACATCATCTTCACCCTTCGTCATGATAAGATCAATAGCATCTTTAATCATCTTACGGCAGGGTGCCGGGGTTGAAGTTTTGATGGCTTCAATACCCATCATCTTGAGTTTGGGTTTCTCATAACGAACACCCTCAGAGTCCCACACACGGAGAATGTAACGTTTCTTACCAGTCCAGATTCCACGTTCAGCGATGTTCTCACGTTTCATGTACATCTTCTGGTCGTATGCATTCAGGTAGTCGGCCAATTCTTGGTAAGAACCTTCAATATACTTTTCAAGTTCCAGGTTACACACTTTATCAAGGAAATTGACAACTTCATCAGTAGTTTTCTCTCTCCCTTTGAATACAGCGTCAACAAAAGGACCCATATTAATATAAATGGAGTCAGTATCCATAGCAATGACATAATCAACACTCTCTGTTTTGAGAACCTTATTCATATAGGAGTTCATCTTCTCCTCAATCCATTGGATTGCAACTTGTCCAGATAGAGTAATTGCTTCAGCATTTGCGAGTTTATAGTAACGGAAATACTGATTACCGATGGCACCATAAGCAGAGTTTAGTGCAATCTTTTTAGCCATCTGAATATTGTCACAACGAGAAATCTCTTTCTCCAATTCTTTAGTTGGAGTTTTCTCGTAAGCTTTCTTTGCTTCAATCATCTTCTTCTTAAAGATGACTCGTTCGTTATACATCTTCTCCATGAGTTCTGGAAGAAACCCACGAATATCTTTACGATACATTGCACCATTGGCACAAACTGCATAGTCCTTGTACATTTCAAATGTGAGTTCTTTCTTAAGAACTTTATCCACAGTAACACTGGGATGACGAGTATCAAGAAGAGTTTCTGGCGAAATATTATACTGCATGATCAGGTGTGGATACAGAGAGTTAAGGTCAAAGTTAACCACCCAATCATAAGAACCTGGAATAGGTTCTTTCACATATGCACCAGCGTATTTCTCATCTTTGGTATTGCGTTCCTTTTGAGGAATCACAATCTTTTTCTTGAGAAGATAGTTGTAAATAATCGCATCCCAAGTTCTCACCTGATACGCAATATCATTGAAGTTCACCTTTGCGTCAAATGCACGGGTGAAACAAAGGTCAATCAACTTAAGTTTATCCTCAAGTCGGTCTACCAACTCTACGTCAACGATGTTGTATTCTACAAACTTCTGCCAGTTATTAGAATAGAAGTCACGGAAAGTATCGTACTCTGAGTGGTCCAGTTTGTTCTGACCCAACTCCATGAAAGCAATATGATCCAGTCGGTAGCTTTCCTGATTAGGAGTTGCAGGAGATTTCTTGTAAAGATCTAGGTAGTCAATAATAGAAACACCCGCAATATCAACACTAAGTTGTTTACGACCAGAAATCGTAACTTCGTTGACACGAACAATATTCCAAGGAGAAAGTTTCTTTGCAGCCTTCTCTCCCATCAATCGTGAAATACGACCAACAAGATATGGAAGGTCATAAAGTTCGCAGTTCCAACCAGTAATTACCTCGGGAGTATTACTCTGCCACCAATCCATAAAAGAACCGATAAGAGCATACTCATCCTTACAATAGATATAATTTACATTCTCCTGCGTGACCTTTGCAGGGCGAGAACCAAATGTAGTAATCTGTTTAGTATTATAGTCCTGAACTGTAACCAGAAGAAGTTCTTCTGCACAATTGAACACATCGGGGAATCCACTTTCAGCAGCAACCTCAATGTCAATCGTAACTAGTTTGATTTTATTAATATCAAACTTAATTTCATCCTCGGGATATTTCTCGGCAATATACTGATAAATGAATCTGTCGTTTCCATATACACGGAATCCGTCTACACCAGAGTACTTTTCGAGAAAATCTTTACAATCCCTAATTGTACCAGGACGAATCGGTTCTACACTCTGACCATCCAGAGTTTTATATTCACTCTTCTTTTTTGAAGGAACGTAAAATGTTGGAAAAAACTCTTCTTTTACTGTAAAATGTTTTCCGTTTTCATATCCGCGAACAAGGATGTCATTACCAAGTAGAAATACATTCGTATAAAATTTCATTGAGTATAATTCAAATATTCATTAAATAGAGTTTCTTTGGGATCAACCAAAGTCAAAATCTTATCAGAGGATATCATAATTGCATCAGTTGAATCAGTCAACTCATACAACCATGGAGTTAAATTTCCTTCAACAATTTGATATGGATTAACCAATTTGCAATCTGGTTCTCCAAGTTCCGACACCATTGCAGCAATTCTTGAAATCAAAATTGTTCCATTCGTTAGAACAATGACTTGCACATCATCCATCTTTTTCTTCCGTAATTACTTCAAAATTCTCAAGCAAAGTTATGTTATTACTACCTTCTTCATCATCAACTGTTGGAATATTAGCCCAAACATCTCCCATTGAATTTCCTGTCAGATTCTCTTCCGACTTGCCGAGCATTTTTTCTTCATAAGATTTTTTAATCCATTCGTGTGGATTAACAACGGTAACTACCCATTTAGGATCAACTGCGATTTTTTTATCTTGCGACAATACGATCCATGGATAAAATGAAACTTTATGTTCAACTTCTCCATCTAACCCCAAACTATTCTCCATCAATAGTTCCGGAGTCAATAACTGCACAACATATGGATTTGAGAATATTAGTGAAACAACCTTCTCTTCTTCATTCACCAATTCCATAATATCTGCAATTATGTGTTCACCAGATTTTAAAAGTGCCAACTTAACCGACATAACTACTCCATACCTCCTATTACGATAACATAAAAAAATGGGGGTGTCAACTGGATTTTGCCAGTTTAACCCCAGCGGCCGACGATATTCTAAACTATTTAGTCACCGTTGCCGTCACCGGAATCACCGTTCCCACCCCCGCCTGGATTCTTAGGCATAGCTTTTCCTGCAGGGACTACTTTTGATTTACCAGTCAAGGGATTGTAGATTTTATGCCTAACGGCAGCAGGGTAAGAAATCTGTTTAATGTTTCCGACTTGTTCTAAGAACTGCTTAAAGGATTTCATACACCTTACGTTTCTGATGTTCAGGAATAATCCTATTTAGTTTGACATAGAGTAGACCATCTTCAAACTTGACATCAGATACTTTAACATCGTCAGAAAGTGTCCAAGTTCTCGTAAAGGCCCTCTTTGCAAGACCGTTGTGAAGATATTCCCCTACATCAGAAGTTTCCGCCTTCTTCGCTTCAACGAAGAGTTTATTCCATTCAGTGAAAACTTCAATATCTTCTTTTTTGTATCCTGCAAGAGCGATCTCTAAACGGAACTCCGTTTCACTCTCCTTAATCAAATTATATGGTGGATAGTTCGTTGATGTTTCATGAACCGTTCCCAAACGGTTGAACCATTCATCCATACCAATACTATATTTTTCAATATCATTTAAAAATTTGTCAATGTTAGCCGTATTATACTTAGCGAGTAACATGATAGACCTCCTTAAGCGTCTTTAGGTTGAATTACGGATCCGAGGACTCCGATTTAGCGTATGGGCAGTCATATGACCTATACCCATCACTTATTATATATCTGGATATTAAAAAAGAGGAAGGGTGTAAAACCGATCCTCTTTTGTAGAGTATTCCGAATATTTTTAATCTTCTACTTTCTTTTTCTTACCGATATTATACTTACTCTCAAGAACCCAATCTCCTTTGTCCTTATATGACAGAACTTTGATTTGATTGAGAGGAGCAACATCAGTAACGGAATCGGGTTTGACAATAGTAACCAAACCCCAATCCGAAATTAGATTGATAATTCTATTGCGTCTCTGAACATCATTTACAGTTAGATTTGCATGTTTACCATCAAGAGCAAACAATTCTTTAAAGTGAACGATGTAATAACGACCCTGTTTATGAAGAATATGACAGGATTGATAAATCTTCTTTTCCTTACGCGAGGCAACTCCAATACGAGTGAGTGTCTCACGGACTTTTAGAAAGTCATCTGGTTCATTCAGAACCACTTCAACCATTTGATCTTGTGACCAATTGACTTCTGGTTCAACAAAATTACTCATCTTTTGCCTCCAACATCAAGTTTTTGTTTAATAAATGTAATTTGTTCTTTAGTAAGAATTTTCAGTGCTTGTTGGGCCTTTTCATTACTATAACCATAGTACGATTTGACTGCATCAAGATCTTGAATTTTCTCTTTTTTAAGCCACGGAGAAAATCTTTTCCGTTTCCTCACAGTATTTATAAGAAAATCATATTGAAGTTTAGTGGGCAACTGATGATTTAGGTTCATCTCATTTGCAAACATAATCGTGTCAATGTGACCTGACATACATTTATTAACAATAAACGCCGGATATTTCTTTTCCCATTGTGGATCTGAACCATCCATCAAATACTCTTTACTGAAGTTGATGGAGTTTAAATAATC